TGCTTTTTCCGTCAATCCATTTAACGTTATGCTTGTCGCAATGGGTAAGCGTTGGAAAATCAAACGCGTCGATGTCGAATAGTTCGGGTGCTTTGATTCTCATGTAACGCCAGTAGCGTTCTTCGTGATTACCTTCTTTGTAGTAAATGTTTGCCGTTGGGAACGTGTGTCTAAGCGACGCAAGGAATTGACGTATTGAATAAAGTTCGTCTTTGAATTTTCTCTTTCGCGGATCTTTAACGAAGTCACTAATCATGTGACAATCCAAAGCATCTCCGTTTAAAATAATTGAATCACAGCCCTGTTTGATACCTTCATTTATAGCGCATTCAATCGCTTCGTTGTCTTGGTATGGAAAATGCAAATCACAAAGAATCAAGAACTTCGTACCGGTTAATTCAACGTGACGACGTTTCTTCGCGTATGACTTCGGTAGCGCGAATGGGTTCAATGGTCGTGGCTTTTCTTCAAACAACTTTTTATCTGTTGTTACTTTTCTATTGAAGTCGCCATTCTTTCCACGAATCAAACGAATAACACTTCGTGCCGCTTCGATGTTTTTATAGACTTCAGGATATTCAGTAAACAATTTTTTCGCTAACGTGAGCGAAGGAGTTTCTGAAAACTTACTACAAATTTCCGCTGCTATTGTTCTCGCTGTCGTTAGTTCCCTTGCCATTCTTTGTTTTTTTAGTGAACTTTTCAATCACAGTACCACCGAACAAACCTGCTGTTAACAATGCGAGCGTGTCGTACATTGCAATTGGACAGTCATATTCAGAAAACGTAGCGATGTAACTTAAAAGAATCAAATTTGTTACAACAAATATAGCAATAACTCGCTTGCTAGATACTTTCGAACAATTACTTAACAAAGATTTTAACCAGTCTTTCATATCATTTTTAAAATTAGTTGAACAATTAAACCACCAACGACACCTGCAGCGGTTGCAATACCACCCAAACGCGCAACCTGTAAACGTTGGTTGCTTATGTACTTATCGTGCTTTTGAACCTTAGATACAAGACCTTCAATTTTCATTTCGTCGTCACCAATCAACACGTGATAGATTCGGTCTATCTTCTTGTTCATATTTTGAAGCTCTTCGTGTATCAAAGCTATTTCGGTTTCTGTGTTCACGTTAAAATATAATTTTCGTTATGCTTTAAAATATAGTTGTATCTCAGCTTCACGACGACGAACAAGACCTTTCAAAACAACACCGCCGCCCTTGTTCCACAAACGAAAAGAATTAGCTATTGTTGGGTCTGTTGGATTGATGTTTAATTTCTTAAATACCGACGAACGTTTGAACCCACCCGTTCCGATGTTGTACGCAAGTGAAACACACGCGCTAAATTGGTTCTCGTTGAGCGGTTGCAAAATGAACGGTGCGATTGAAACGGCGAACTGGTCGATTATAAACTTCGCTAATTCGTCCGCACGTTGTTGCGTTATTACATCGCCTTCTTTCACGCGGTCGCCGTTTTCGTAGAAAGTATTTCCAAAGCCAATAGTCCACACGTTAGCAGGACACTTATAAGCCTTCAATCGACAACCTTCAAACTTCTTTATTAGTGCGTAACCTTCTGCGTTAATTTTCATTGCTCAACTTCTTTATTTGTTTTTCTTTTTTGATTAGATACTTACGAAATTTTTCTTCGTAAATCTTTTGTTTTACCATGTCTTTCTTTCGTCCCCTTGTAGCCATGTTTTATTTTTTAGTTATCTAATCCAACCAAGTCCCGGTCTTCTGTATTCGTATGGTCGTCTGTCGCGTCCTGAACTAATCTCGAAAGCGTTAGAAGGATATACATTTGTTTGCGACCAAATTTGTTGTGTTGTGTTCGTTGTGTATTCAGGAAAGTCGCTTGAGTTCTGACACAAATAGTCAACCATTCGTTGCGTGTAAAACATCGCTTGTTGACGCGCTTGATCGCGGTAGTTTTGTAAATCGGTTTGGCTTATTGGTTGAGTATCTTCGCTTGTTCTAATTACTAAACTTCCGTTGTCGGTTTTAACGTACAAATGAGGCAACACTTCGTACATAGTCCACCACATTATCATTCTTCGCAAGTAATTGTCAAGAAGGGTTGCGTATGCGCCCGTAATGTCGTCGTTCACCACGTCTTCTTTTATGCGATTGTAAAGGTCAGTTCCAAGATACAGTTGTGCGTACTTGTCCTGCGCTAAATAAATAGCAGGATACATAAGCAACGGGTCAACGCTTCCGTTTATCCATGTATATTTTTTGATATAATTTTCGTCAATGAGTAGAACTTCGGGTTGTAGTGCCATTGTAGTTTTTATTTATATTTTAATGATGCTCTATTCGGCATATCGTTAGGACGAACCGCTTCTTCGCCTTTTGGAAATAGTTCGTTTGCAACACCGCCTGTTACAACTCTGTCGTTCTTCAATCCGTCGTTAGGAAGGAAGCGTCCTTTCTCTCTTTTGCGTACAAAGACTTTTCTGAACCACGCATGGCGGCAATAAACACCGCCCTTAAAAATGAACAAATTATAACTTGAACTTCCTGAAGGTGCAAACTGTCCGTTCACCCCTGCGTCGCTCATGTCTTGAATGTCTTCGTAACGAAACAACGCCCCTTCTTTTGATAGCGCAACCATTTCTTGACAAAAATCACGCGTTACAATTTCTCCGTCTTTGTATGTGAAATTCTTTGAGTAATAATAGCGAACTTTATAAAGACCAGTATCGAGTTCTTTGCTCGCTTCGTCGGGGTTTGAATAACCGCGAACGCTCATAAACTCGGTGCGGTAGTTTTCTTCGTCGTCTGGGTTAGTTACTTCTTCGTCAGAAATTAACTCCCATTCTTCTTCGTTGACGTATTCCGCTTTCTCTTTAAGATAAGCCAACCACAACGCGCTATCTTCTGCGCTTATCTTGTTCTCAGCAGCAACTACTTTTTTTTTTAATTCAGCAGTTTGCACCGTTGGTTGAACAACAACAACTTCGTCGTCAAATGGCGAATTCATTTCGATATTTATTTCCCCCAAAATAGGAGTGAAAACACGCTCAATGATTCTTTGGTATGGCTTGATAACTTGATTGTTGAATATCTCTAAACCAACAACCATTTCATCTTTGTTCGAACCGAATCCTGTCGTGTCGCGTATGCCGTGAATAAGTGGTGACACAACGCGGTGTCCTACCATGATTTGCTTCGCTGTTTCTTCGCTTAAAAACTGATATTGCTTGTCTGCGTCCGACAAAGGAAACGATTCGATTTGTGGAGCGCGTGCAGGATCTTCGTTAAATGTCATTAAGAACTTGCCCGCGTTGCTTGCACCGCTCAAACGTGTTTCCCACTCACGACGTATTGCTTCTCTTTCTTCTTTCTGCGGAATACCATTCAAGAAATTAATAATGAATGAAGGGAATAGACCGTTCAATATATTGTTGACGTGATACATTCCCATTTGATAGGACAACTCAACGTAATTCAACGCGCCGAAGTAGTCGGGCTTCGCGTAGTACGAAGAACCAGCCATCATGCCGTGTGCGTAAATAACTTGACGTGGTTGTTCTTGCGCGATGGAAGGATTGAACGCAGGAATAAATTCGGGTTTACCTTTTTTGCTTCGTGTGTTCGCCCAATCTTTTGAATAGAAAATTCCTGTAATATCATCTTCTTCTTTGTCGTATGCAAGTCTGCAATTTTCAAAAGGCAAGTGATTGATTTGTACAATGCGAGTGAAGTCCAACGACCAAATAACTTCAGCACAAAATGAACCTTGCAATTTTAAGTCGAAAGCAATTCCTTGCAATGCGTTATCGAGAATCGTACCGGTACCTTTGCCTTCAATCATGTATGCAATTGAGTTCGTCAACGCGTTATGAATAGGTGAATTGTAATAAAGCGTTATTAAGTGCTGCGGAAACAAGTTGTTAAAACCGTAGTCAATCCAACCCGCGCGATTCTCTTTCTCGATTGCTTCAACTGGTTCGTAAGCTGAAAGATTAATTGCTTGTATATTGTTTTCCATTTTATGCACCTGTATAAATTACGTCAACGGGAATCGTTGGCGAAGAAACGTCAAAGAAAATTGTTCCGTCTTGAAGTATCATTAAACTCTTTTCAATCAAGCCAAGAACGGCGGCGTTGGTTGGGTCTATATTGCTGCTGCTGTTTTGTCCGTATACTTCGTAATGATAACGACCTGCATCGACCAAACCAACTGTGGTAAGTCTTATTTTTGTCACGCGTTCGTTCTCGTTTATTACTTCGACTACTTGCGCGAGTTGTTCACCTGTCATTTCGTAAGTCATGACAAGAAGATAATGAGTAAAGGCAACGTTGAAGTACGCACGTCCTTCGTCTAACGAAAGATACGCGTATTGATTCGCTGTGTTTGTGTTGAGATAAACCATTCTATCTTTTCCCTTTACGTTAAAATTACAACACGTAGGGACGTTTTGTCCCTATGTGTGTAAAAGTTTTTTGATTAGTCAAGAATTGACAAAGGAGTACCGCTCAATTTGTACGCTCTCTTTGGAGTTTCGTGTACAAATGCAAGTGTGTATCCGTTCATGTCACCAAGTGCAGTTCCTGTCGCTGCTGTTCCCGTTGAAAGGTCTGCTCCGTACTCATAACCAACAGCCCACCAGTTGTCGTTTGAATCGTTAACGAAAACCATTGGACGACCTTGTGCAACTGTTTGCAATTCTAAACGCTTAGGAGCGCTTAATTTGTTTAACATAACGTTTACCGTCTGCGTGTAGAAAATAGTTCCTGCATCACGATTGAAGTTGATTGTTTCTTCGAACGATCCTGTTTGCGTTGGTAATTCGTATGTGTACAAATCACCTGAAACTGGGCCAACGATAGCAGTAACAATTTCGTTTGCGTCAAAAGTTAACGAAGTAACCGTGTCACAAAGAATAATTTTCTTAATACCACCGATGCCGTCTTTGCAATCGAGTGTAAAACCTGCGCTTAATTCACATGCCATATTTGTATGTTTTTATTAGCACAAAAGAGGAGCGGTGTTTATGCCGCCACCTCTATTATGCAAGGGTTAGAATGGTATTGATTAGGCAGTGTATTGGTAGAATGCAATCTCGTCACCGAAACCGTATTGTACACCTGCGAAGAAAGAACAAGCGAAACGAACGTTGTCAGAAAGGTCGTATTGGTACATATCCAAAAGTGCAACGGTGTTCCATTGGTCAAGTAAGTTAGTACCGAACCACAAGTTAGACTTCTGATAGAAAGCCATTGTGTCGTCGCTCATTCCTGGGCACTCAATAACGTCGTACTGTCCCTGCCAGTTCATTACAACTGATTCTCCTTGGTACAAGTAGTAACCACCGCCAAGACCTAAGATAGCCGTTCTGTATGCTTCAGCAACGTTTGAAGAAACTGCGATTACAGGCTTTTCAGTTGCACGACGTACGCGTGTTGGAAGTGTCAAAACAAGTTTACCCATTTCCTCGATTACGTTTGCACTAGTGATGGCTTCAGGAGAAGCAACGTCAAGAACAGCAGCGTCAGCCAAGAACAAAGTTTCGAAACCTGCGTACTCACCAGCGTTAGCGTTAACACCCTGCCATATCAACACTTCGTTGCGTGCTGCAACACCCGCCATAACGTTAGCAATTAAAGCATCACTCAAAGAAGCGTGAAGTTCTCCGTTCTGCTCTGAACGCGCTTCCCAATCGATTAAGAAATCTTTCTTGCAAAGTTGACGATGTACTTGGAATTTTTCAAGTGTTAAGATACGCTCAGAAAGTGTTACCGTTCCTGTTGCTGTAAAGTCGCAAGTAGCATTTGCGAAAGTTACTTCGTCAACTAGACGACGAACAACTTGCTTGTATTCGATATTCTCTTTGATTGTAACCGCAGTAAGCGATTCGTTGCTTAAAAACGCAGCGCGGATATATCCTGCTGCTTCGCGACCAGCATACGTGGTGGTCAAACTTGTTGTAGTAGCCATTTTTTATTGTTTGTTTTTTTATTTTTTAAGATTGAATAAGAAACGTTCTTCAGGCGACATTTTGTTGTAGCTTTTAGAAGGTGTTTGTTTTGCTTGCTTTACTTCTTTGATTGAAGTCGCGGCAGGCTGTGCGCTTAATTTTGTCACTTCGCTAGAAAGATTCTCATTCGCTTTTTTAGCGTCTGAAAGTTCGCTTTCTAACTTAGCAACCAACGAAAGAAGTCCTTCAACCTCTTTGCTTAGTGATTCGTCTTTTGCTTGTTCAGCTTCTTCAACTTCAACCTCTGGTTCTTCTTCAACCATTGGCTTAAGTTCAACAAGTAGTCCGTCTGCAACGACTACAATAACGCCTTCCGCTGTTGTGTATTCTCCGTCCGCCACAACAACCTCGTTGCCGTCTGCGTCTTTTGATAATACACGAACGCCTGGTGCCCAAGTGTCGCTGTCCGAGTAGATACTCGTTCCGTCTGCAAGAATCGCCTCAACCATTTGCTTCACGTCAACAACAGTTTCTTCTGCTGTGAGTGACACGTTGTGTTTTGCGAATAGTGCGTTTACTTTTTCTCGTAAATTCATAATTCTGTTAATTGTTTGTTTGATGATTAGATATAAAATGTCGTAGATTTGTTTCGTAATTCGATTTTTCATTGATTACATTTTGATTTTAGGTTTGAACGGGGGAGTAGTTACCCCCGTTTTTTTTACCCTAAATTTTCGAGAATGTCATTCAGTACCTTCACTTCCTGTTCATTTAACCCATACGTCTTAAAACCCATTTTACCACCCTCATTCGTTATCTTCGTGAGTGCGTTTAGAAACAGGTTAGCGTCGTCGTTGAATAGTTCAACCTTCAGGAAACCACCTGCTTCAATGTTCATTACTCGCCTTTTAGAAGTTCGTTTATTTCGTCAAGAATGGCAGCGAACTCGTCGTGCTTACTCATGTACATTTCTTTCTCAACTTCAAATTTTCCTTCGATTGAGAAACCAAGAACTTCTTTGTTTTGGATCTGTTGCTTCACTTCGTCGTTCTCGACTTTCATGCAACCAAACCACGTTCCTTCCGGTAGGTCGAAGCCAAAGTTTTTAGACTTGTCGTTCTCGCCTTCGATTATCCATGTCTCAACCAACGAAACACCTTCAACAACTTTTGCGTGTTCAACCGTTGCGTTGTTGGTCATGTTTTGCTTCAAGTAATTGTAAGCAATAGCGCGAATGGTGTCCTTCGAATACTTAACGTAGTATTCTTCTTCGGTCTTGTCGTCGCGTCGGTAAATGAGTTGATCGGGAATCAATAACGCACCGTACAAAAGACCTCTGAAATCTTCTTTGAATTTTACAGAGTGTTGTTCTGATAGTGCAACGAAGTCCACACCTATTGCGGGTTGTTCAACTACGGAAATTGCGAACACGCCCAACAGACCAGCGTCGTCAATTCCGTATTCAATTACTTTAATTTTTTTGTTCATGTTTTTATCCTCCTAATCGTGATTGGTTTTGAATTAATTGTTGTGCTTCTAAGTTGCTCGACACCTGCGTTCCAACGACGTACGCCTGAAGCGGTGGTTGTTGGTTGGGTTGGTTCTGCAAGAAGGCGAAGTTCGCAGGTGAAGGAGCTGTTGTTCCACCGTCGCCACCACTAGGAGCATTAACACCACCGCCACCACCGCCACCATTACTCGCGCCACCGAATTGTGTTTGGTTAATCTTTGCGATGTTTGCTATACCCGCTGCGGCTATTGCGGCTGCCTTAACGAAATTCATTCCTGTTAACTGGTCTTGCGGTACACCTAACTGTTGAACGATACCACTTGCCATTGCAATTGTTGCTTGCGCCTTTTGCATTAATTTGTTTCGTTCGAATGTCTTGCGTTGACTTGCTTCGTCGCCTTTAGCAGCCGCATCGTTTAATGACATTAAAGTATCAAGTGCGGCTGTTGCCATGTCGAAGTTAGATTGAAAACCCTTCATTCTATCTTCTTGCTTCTTATCTTCGGCGGCTTTGTTTTTAGCTACGTCGTCGTCGTAATACTTTTTATTTATACCCGCGATTTTCGTCTTTAAATCTTGCTGAATAGCCAGTTCTAATTCAGCATTTCCGATAGCTAATTCTTGAAGTTTTTCGGCTGCTAAAACAGCGTCGTTTATCTCGTTTTCTTTTGCTGTGTTTTGAAGTTTTTGAAGTTCTTGAAATTGTTGTTCGCGAAGTTCAATTTCTTTTTGTTTTAACTCATAAAGTTTTTCAGCTGTTTTTCTTTCTTCTTCAATTCTTTCTTCGTCCCACTTTGCCATTAACGCGTCCATTTCTGCGAACGCTTTCTCTTCTGCTTCTTTTTGTTTTTCGAGTGATTTTTCTTGTTCGCTTAGTGCTTTGTCTAAGTTTTTTTCTTTTGCCTTTAATAAATCGGCGTCTGATTTTTTAATATCAAGATTTGTTTGTTCTATTGTGTTGGCAAGTTGTGTTTGAGAAAGCGCAGCTTGTTGTTCCATTTCAACAATAGCTTGTTTTTCTTCTTGCGTATTTCCAAAGATAGCATCTAAAACCATTGTTTGAGCACCTGCTATTGTCTCATAAGCACTAAATGAAGTATCTATTGTAATACCCACGTAACTCAACAAATCTTTTGCTTTAGCAAATACAGCGTCGAAAACGAAAGACATCAATTTAGGAATGGCAAGACCGACTTCTTGAATACCTTTAAGAACCATTTTCAGATTCTCGTTGCGTTGTAAATCTGCTTTTGCGTTAGCAATGTTTTGAGCGTCTGTGATTTTCTTTTGTTCAAGTAATACCTTCGCCTTTTGTTGTTGTGCGAGCATTATTTCCTTTTCACTCATGCCCTGCGCTTTCATTAACGCAGAAGATGCCATGATAATATCGTACTCCGATTGTTTCGCTTTTAACGACGCTTCGTTTGCCTTTGCGGCTGCCTTCATTTTCTCCGTCAAACCACCCATTGCAGCGTCGAGACCAGGCATTGCTTTGCGCAACTTATCCATGTTCATAACAACTACCGCAATAACACCCGCAAGCAATAAGATAGGATTAGAAAGAATTGCTTTTGCAAGATTAGCAAAGCCCTTTACAAGACCACCAACTTCTTCTTTTACGGTCTTAAAATCAATTTTTCCAACAGCCGTACCCATTGCGGTCAATGCTGTTCCTGCTCCTTTTAAGTCGAGCGACATAAGACGTGAGCCAAATAATCCAATGTTATTCGAAAGACCTTCGAAAGCGTTACCCGCGTTTGCGTTAATCTCAGCACTTAAATCGGAAATGTTGTCCTTCAATTCGGCAGCACGTTTCGAAGCTTTTTTAAACTCCTCGCTCGTTTGATCCATTTCGAGCAACTGATTCTGAAGCGCGCGAAGTTCTTGTTTTGCACTTTTGAATCCTTTAGCTGTAGTTTCAGCTGCTGCTCCCGTTTGATTAAGGACAGTTACCGCGTTCGTGCTTACGTTAAAATCTATCGTGTTTGCCATTTATGAGAGTAGTTTATAAATTATAAATATCCATAACGCCACGTTTGCGGAAATTAGCGTTGTTCTCCAAGTGTAATGTTTCCACATTTGTAGCTTACGCTTGCCGTTCGCGATGCGTCCGTACTGGCTTTCACTTTTTATGTTCAACTTAATGAACTCTAAACACGCAACCATTGCGCCTGCCTTATTTTGTAGAAGTTCCTTTGAAGTCTGTTCCATTTGATATAATTGTTATTGTGTCACCTGCTGCGCTTAACGTAACGCTTCCGCTACCTTCGACGGTTTCTCCTGTGTATGCTTGAACCGTTAGTGGATTAGCTCCCGAAACAACGCGTTGTATTATCAATTCACGACCTGCCGTTGTCGTTGCTGAAGGCAAGTAAATAGTTATGCCGTTGCTCGTTGTATCTGCGAAAATCATTCTGTCGAAATTCGTTACAACGTAGTCAGTCGTAATTGTTCTAACTGGTTGTGTTATTGAACCGTTGAAGTTAACCGGTGCGCCGAATCGAGTTGGTGCTAACGAAGGTACTTGTTGTGTTATGAATGAACGCGTGCCGCCGTTTGGCTGCGAGAAACAATCGTTCTTTGCTATGTTCCAATTGTAGCCGAAGCGCAAACAACATTCTTGCGTTATTGTCGCAGGATCCCCGTTCGGTGTTTCCCAATTTAACGACTGGTCTAAGTTAGCGGACACGGGTAAAAGGTCGCATCCGTTGTCTATGTCAAGAACACGAATAAGTTTTACACTTGTCATGTCTTGCTCACCCACAACGTAGCCGTTGATTTCAAGAACGCGCCACCACGAATCGATTATCCAAATCTTGTCGCTAAATTGAAACGTGAAAACGTCGTTGAGCGTAAGCGCAAACATTCCTTCTAAGATGCGCGCTTGACCGTCGAATAGTTCTCGGTAGTAGTTTCTCCACCAACGGTTGTAAAGGTTCTCGTATGGGTTCGCTATGATTGTGTGCGGTGGTATTTCAGGAGCGAAGTTGAGGTCTTTGTCGGACACCGTTGCGTTCATTGTCGAGTAGTTGTTAAGACACTTAACCGCCGTAACAATAACGCTATCTGAAACTTCATCGTACATATTCACGAAGAAGTTGGCGAAGTAATACAGGATGCGCGGTTTCGGTTGTACGAATTGCCCTTCTGAATTTAAGAATTTAGGCACAACAACGTTCGTATTTTCCACAGGTGCAGAAGGCGTCGGTGCAAATGACAACTCAACCTTTTCTTCACCCGTTGCGAACTCGTTAATTACTTCGAAATCTGATTCTGTTACTTCGTACCTTCCGTAGATGCGTCCGTTGTCGTTATAAACTGAATTGAAATAATCTGAATCACTTGTGTATGTGAACGTGAACTTCGCCTTTTGTAGGTCAGTCGTTGGTGAATACATAATATCTTTCGACAAGTCTAATTTCTGCGACCAGTCTAACGTGTTACCGCTTGCGATGTACTCAACCATTGGTTCAATCCGAAGCGTGTTCGGAAGCGTCTTGTCGGCCACGAAAACGAGGTTAAACATTTTTTGAATCGACGTAATAAAATCTATTTGTTTCATGTCGGGAGCGTTGAATTGCATTACGCAAGTGTCGCCTGTCAACGCCGTTCCAACGCTTACTAACTCAACGCCCGTTCCTGTGTAATCATTCGCTCCGTTACCCACAAATGCAATGTCAAATGTTGAAGTGTTATAAACCCCACCAACACCTTCAATTTTTATTTTCAAAGTATCTCCTGCGTTTAACGAAAGAGTAACTGTATTATCTTTTAAGAAAGTGTGTGAATATAAATTTGAATTGTCTACAAAATTGCTAAACGTAGAATCTACAAATACATCGTTTACATAATAGAAATAACTTAAAATTAAATCGGTTACATAGTTGCTTCCTGAAGAAGTTGCCGTTCCGTTTGCCCAAATTCGAAAAGTAAATTGACCACTAAAAGGCGCGGTATAAATACCACCACTCCAGTCGTTGCCCGCGTCTTCGTATTCGGTTAATGGAGCATAAAGATTTTTAATGTTATTTGTTGGTGTAAATGTAAACGTTTGATTTGTTGCATACGCCAACGTACTTGCATTATCATTTAGCCCCAACGAACTATTCAAGTATTGCCCGTTGACAAAAGGAATGTACACGTTGTCTAAACAGCCCGAAAGGTTGTCGCTTGTGTACTGCAACCCTGCGTCGTTCATTATCTCGTCGAACAAGTATTGCGCCTTCACGGCAGGTGTTAAGTGTCCAACGTAAAGTGGTTGCGAAGGTTCGTACCACGGTTGATCCTGCCAATAAATTGGCTGTCCTTCTGGATTGTTCGCTGTCAGATTCCACTTGTCGCAAAGCGTTAATATCGTGTGTTCGTTAGGTGGTGTTTCAACGTTTGCGTGAAGTAAATCATAGTCAAGGTCACCCGCAACAATCGATTCAATGTCCTTCAACTTTTTCTCGTTGAGTAGACGCGCCAAGTTTGGCACTTCACCAAAAAACACAACTTCGAATTCAAATAACTTACCGCTCTGCCAGTACAATTTCTTGACCTGAATGTGACCGCTTGCAATGGGTATTGTGTTAACCGTTAGCACCGCTTCAACCTTCTTTCGAAAGTCAAACCAACCGTCGAAATTTACGTTGAAGATAGCACCGAAGAAGTCTACATTCGTCGCACTTGCAGGAACACGAAACTCCTGCGAGTAATTGCCAACAGAAGCGAAGTCGGTAATGTCCGTGAACTTGTAGTTGAGGTGCATTTTCTCGTTCTCGTAAAGGTCGAGAATCGCGCTGTTGCCGTTGCTATCGGTTAGCGTAAGTATTACTTGATTCATCATAGACCTACGGGTTGAGAATATTTCAAATTCAAAGTAACGTTGTATAATTTCGAATAACGTTCGTCCTTAATAACAAAGTTCTGCCTGTCAACCAAGACAGGCGTGAGCGTTCCGTCGTCGTTAATAATATACACGTCGTTGGAACGGCAAAGCGTTTGCAATAAATTAAATTCACCAACGCTTACCCAGTCGCTGTTTATTTGTAGTCCTTTCGTTGTTGTGACGTACCGGTCGGTTGCGCCTCTGTCGTAGCTGTTGAAACTGAATGAAGCTGTGTTATAACTTCCAACTACTTTTTGATATTGCTTACGATCGTAGTTGAACGACAACTCCGACTTCTTTGTGAAGTTGAAGTAATCCACACCACCGCAAGTATTCGTCCAACCCAAACGCACGTTGTCAAAGCGACAATCGTCAGGAACAATGTAGAAACAATAAACGCGTGAAGAAGGCGTGTAAACGGGGAAGGCAATTTCTTTTCCAAGTTGTATTGTGTAGTATTTCGCACCTGTTAAATCAACAATAGCGTTCGCGTCGACGTTAGCATAAAAAGCACCCACGACATTAACGATTTTAGGGTCGCTGTCCATTGTCAAGAACTGCGTGTCAATCAAAACGTCGTCGTCGTCGTACGAAGAATAAACTGCTGTGTCGAAATCGTTATCTTGTAGAATCATAGTTGCTGAAGGCGCGAACAAAAGACCATAGTCAGCCACGCGAGTAGGAATGTACACGTAGTCGCTTGACAAACCACGCGCTGCCGCTTCGCTCCATTTGTGCGTGTCGACATTTCGTTCGCTCATTAAATACTTTGTGATTCCGTCGAGCGCGTAGCGTGTGTTCGGGTTTGGTCTGTAACCGTCGCTCACTTGATATTCAGCAAGGAAAGCGGACAGGTCTTGAATGTCAGCCATTCCGCTACCGCTTACCGTGAACACCCCGTCAACGAGCCACCCTTCTTTTATCGTGCAAGAAATGAACGCGACGCTTTTATCTTCAGCGTCTAAACTTGTTGTAATTAAAGAAGGTTCGTGAAATAACGATTCGCGGAAGATAGGCGCGAGGTCTAAGATTCCTACACTACTTGCGTTGGGTTGTACGTTGACTTGGAACGAACCGAAGTCGAACACAAAACGAAAGCCTGCGTTCGCTACGTTGGTCGAAGATGCAACGAGCATCAATCGTTGTCCGATTGGAGTGTATTGGTATGGTTGGTCGTCTATTGTAATTGCCATTATTGTATATCGTTAAATTGATTTTCTATTGAAGCGTTAAAGTCCTTTCCGTATGCCTCGATTACCTTCGATTCGTATTCGTCCCAAATGTTTTCGTATGCGTAGTCGAACGCTTTCCACCCCTTTATTCCGTCGCGTCCTATCTTGCGTGCAATTAAGAAAGCTACTTGTCTTTTCAGTTCTTCAGTCGACTTCTTAAATTTACCGCTTTCTTTGTCCCGTAACTTGATAGGTTTTAATCGTATCCAGTCAAGAATTGCGTCGACGGGCGGTTGCTTTCCTGGTCTTCTTCCGTTCTCGCGAGCAAGAAAATAGTTTGACGCTTTGCCCTTCGCATAGACAGAAATGTTTATCGAAGATCCTTTAATTTGTAGTCTATACTTCAAGGACTTTTCGAGCGTACCACTTGACACCGCGTTTGTGAAGTTACGTCCAACCTTCCGCTTCATGCGATAGTCGGATTGCATCAATTCGACAAAGCGTTTAGCCATGTCGTTCACGACAGCGAAGAAGTTGGGTGCGCTCTGTTCGTTAGCCATTGTCGTCGGGAACTTCTTCTGTTATCATTTCGTAGTTACCCCACTTCGCAGCTTCTTTTTTGTCGAGTGTTTCAATGTAACCGTTCTCGGTAATCATTCTATATTTTGTAATTATCATCGTGCTGTTGTTAAGATATTTTCATAACCGATATAGTCGCAATAAAAACCTCTCGTTGTGATGCCTATTGTTTTTGCTACACCCGTTTTCATAAGAACATATCTGCTATTTGATGCAAGCGGAATGTTTGTTTGATGCGTTGCGATAGCTGTACCATTAACGTAAAATGTAACCGATGTTCCGGCAGCGTTAATCTCAATTCTTAATTTATTCCAAGCCGATGCCGTTACTGCCGTCGTTGATGTGGTAAGTGTACGCACTGAGTTGTCTACCGTTACGCATTGCCAGTTAGCACTTGCTGTTGTTCCGTTTGCCGTGCCTCCTTCATCGTATGTGATAAACACTCCGTTTGTTTCTGAGCTATTTGAAATGACTGAACCAAAGCCAAAAATCATTCTGTACCTTTCAAGTGCAGTGCTTAAAGTGTTAATGTTAATTAGTGCCTCGTAGTTCCATGCACCACCACCAAACCAAAGTTGTGCCGCTCCTGAACTGCTGCAATAATTGATGTAGTTAGTTGCTACTGTATTCGTTTGAAAAAATGCAACCCCTTGTTGATTTGTTCTGTTAGGAATCTGTGCTCCTACAATTAAACCCAATGAGCCACCTGATGCAAATGATTGCGCTCCGTCTAACGTTGCGTTAGTTAAAAAGTCGGTAAAGAAAGATACCATTCTCTTTCCCTTATCAATAAATGACAAAGCATTGACAGCGTCAACAGTTGGGAATTTTACTCCTGTGCCGTCAACTGCTAACGAGTTCTGTTTGTTCGCTGTGTTTTCGGGAGTGAATCCAAGTGCCGCCTGCTTGCCGTTGAACGTAGTCCAATCCGTTGCACTAAGATAGCCGTCAACGCTTGTTGTCGCTTGCGGAATAGACAGCGTTCTATTCGCTGACAAATCACCGCCACCGCTTAAAGGTGCTGTTGTGCTTATTGTTCGCGTTGTTGGAACTTTGCTACTATCTAAATGTTCTAACGCATCATCTGCGTTTGTTCCTGTTACGGTTGAATCATTCTGAACTTGAGAAGTCTTTAATTTGCTGTGCTGCCATTGAAAAGGTTGTGGACCTAATGGAGTGCTAACGTATATCCAAGTATCGTCAACCGCAGGTGCGCCACTTTGAAAGTCTACTCCGTGAACGCGGTGAACCGTTGGGTTCGGGTATGTTCCCTGCAAGTCCCCACCCGCTGCGCCACTTGGTGGAAGTGATGTAGGTATTGTCGGCTTGTTAAGTATTTCCGCTACTCCACTCGTTGCGTTCCAATCGGAATTGACTTGCGCTGCGGGTATGGTCGGAAGGTTGTCGAGGTCGTTGTAATCGTTTGAGAAACCCACCGCGCTTATGCTTGTAATGTCAGCCTTCAAAAGTATTTCTTCTTCAAGAGCATCAATAGCCGCTTCAATGTCGATAATCGTTTGACAGTCGCCTATTGTTTCGCACGTTAGACCACCGCCTGCTTCGAGTAAGTACCAACCGCGCACCCCTTCGTCGTTCGTTCCGTAGTAGTAGTTTGGTTCTGGCGTTTCTTCATCGTTCACAAGACTAACGTTTCCGTTTGCATCTCGATTGATTGAATCGATAAATGTTAAGATTGAACCCGTGCCACCGCTTCCGCTTTCGAAGAAGTCGTTCCATTCCGCAGGAATAGAACACGCGTCCCAATAATACGGAACGAGTAAGTCAAGACTAATCGTCCAACCGGTTAACGTGTGTTGAAACTCTTCGAGGAATGGTTCTAACGAAACGTTTTGTACCGTGATTAAGTCACCAAACAAAACGCGGTGGTTGGTTATTTCCGCAACCAAATCTTCAGCTATGCGTTGAAGGTCGCTTAATACTTCGCGTTGGTATTCGGGTTTATCTTCTTTGTCGCGTGGTAAGTCGGCAAGGACAATCTGAAAAGAGAATGTCTTCGTTCCTTTCGCGTAGCTAACGTTAGACGGAACTACATGCATGAACGGATATTCACCAAACTTCTCTAAGTCAGAAACTTCAATCTGTCCGTGTGAAAATCTTTTGAG